TACTATCCATTCCTTGAACTACCTTTTCAAATAAAACAGTAGGGTATACTGTTGTTGCTGAATTAATAGGCGTATACTTTACTAAAGCCACAGAAAACGTAGTGTCTACATCTGCATCATTTGTAACCTGAATTCTACATCTATTTATTACAGCATCTTGAGATGCACAAGGAGCAAAGATTCTAAAGAATAGGTTTTGGTTTACTAAAGTTACAGAACTTATTGTAGGGCTGCCATAATCTTGATTCATATCAAATGGAGCTTTATTGTTATTATTAACTGAAGATGGAAATTTATAATTAGTAGCTAAAGTACAGTACCCCGTATTGATAATAGTATCTGTTTTTATATATGATTTACTTACCCACTCTAATTGTCCTGAGTTATTCTTAGAGCATAAAGTATCATTATTGGCTAAAGATAATCCTTTAGGATTATGAAGATTAGGTTCACTTAAATATGCGTGTTCGTTACTTGCCATTTTATAATTTTTTAATTACAATTACAATCGTTATTATAGGTATTATTATAGCCATTGTTATAGCAAGAGCCACAAACACCATACATATTTCTATCATATATACTATCATACATTATTATTCCATGATTTTTCCAAACCTCATTACCTGAACAGCCTTTGTTAGCATCATAAGTAGGAAACAATCCTGCTTGGTCAGTTCCATTTATATAATCCATCATATCAGTTAAAAATAATTGACCTTTCCTATAAGTACTTTGTCTATATACGTTTAATTCGGCAGGACTAACTGCAGCAGCAAACTCGTCTAAATTTGTAACAACACCTGCTGAAGAACTGTTATTTTGTATTTCTAATATAACTTCAAATCTAGTCATCCAACATAAAGCAGGAATAAGATAATAAGTCATAAGGTCTTGATTAGCAGTAGTTAATGTTCCTGCGTTGTTTTGTAGCTTTAGCTCTCCATAAAACTTAACACCTATTAATGATTTTATATGAGCCAATTCAGCCATAACAATCGTGTCATTAGATATTAAATAAGGGTCTGTATTAGCATTAGTAAATGATTGAGATATTACCTCTCCTGCTGTTGCTAATGGAATATATTGTCTTAAATTTGCCATATTATTCTTTTATTATAGTTTCATCATAATCCTCTTCATCTTCCAATTCATAATTCTCTTGTTCATCAATCTCATTATCATCAGTAATTATTACCTCTCTGTCTGCAATAAACATATCTCCATTTTCTAGCATTGGCAAGTCTTCATCTAACATTCTTCTTTGTTCGTTTATGGTAAGAACAGTTTTAACATCTATCTCATTAGCATAAGATACAGGTGGCTCATAATGTATTTTTAAGTCTTTAGGGTCAAATCCTAACTCATTATATAAAACCTTTCTAATCCCATTTAACAGTAATTCAGATGTGTCTTTAATAACTGTAGTCATAGCTAAGTCATAAGCTATCCTAATTTCACTTCCTGTATTATTCATTTTACCTGAACTAACAATACCACTCAAGGAAGGTTGCCATCTATGAGCTGTTATTATGTTTTGGTCGGTAACTCTTTGTAAGTCTAACCAACTTCCTTCTTGGTCGTCTTTTATAACCTGAATATTAGCAGGAGTAGTATCTCCGTTTTTAACGATAAACATAATCTTGCCATTATTTCCCTCTCCTACAAATTTCTTTTGTGCTTCTTTAACTAATTTCTTAGCTTCTTCTTCTCCCATATCCCCATTAATCTCAACGATTGCTGAAGGCTGAAAACCATTTTTAAATTTAGTATGATTCCATTTTCCAATTTCAAAATCAACTGCAATATGTTCTAATGCAGCAACATAATCAGGAAGACCATAAAAATTGAATGTAGGTTCGTAGTCTTTAAAATGAACTACAAATTTATTGTGTGCTACTCTAGGGTATATAGGAAGTCTTGTTATTTTTTCGTCATTGTCCCAATATCTACACCAATCAGAATTGATATATATTTCTTTATTGGTTTTTGAAATTCTTACTTTTGTTGCGTCTAAATGATATAGATTTATACCTCCATCATATATAACGCACTCCATATAAGAGTTTCCAAATGTATAGTAATCATCAGCAAGTTTTTTAAAAACATCTCTTAATGATTCGTGGTCTGCATTTACATCTTCTACAAACCTTTCAAGTTCAGGATTGTTGCAGACAAACTTAGCACCACTTGTGAATATAGTTTTCTGAGCAAGTACTGAACGATTAGTAGATGATTTTCTTTTTAACTCAGCTAAATACTGAGGAAATAAGTTATCATCTCCAAATGGAACATACTTAGTACTAAGAGTTTTAATATTTTTTGGTTCTGATATATTTTGAGGTACTGCTAAATTAAATACACCAAACTCATATACATTATCCTTACTATTCGATGATGTCTTTACTTGGCTTTTTGGCTTTACTGATTTTTTTCTCACTTGATTTCTCCGTTTTATTTATAAAAGCTTCTGCGTTATTGAATTCTTCGTAAGCTCTAGCTATATCTGACTCGCTAGCATTATCCCAACATATAGTCATAGTACCTCCATTTCCGTCTTGAAATTGACTACAAGAACCCTTTCCTAGCCACTTCTTTTTTACCTCATACTTTGCCATACTTAAATATAATTTAATTATTTGTAAATCTACACTATTTTTTTCATTACACTTACACATATGCAAAAAAATATAAGCAAGAGGTTTTTACGCCTCTCGCTTTTATTATTTAATTAACTCAGCAGTTTCAGACTATGCTAATGCTGCTTGGTCATTTGTTGCTGCATAAGTAATTGTTCCTGCATAAGTTCTTGGAGTTTCAAAAGAAGTTGCTACTAAAGTAACTGTAGCTCCATTTCCATCAACAAAATCAGCTCCACTTGTAGATTCAAGTGTCATTGAAGCATAAGTTTTATTGTACTTCCAATATTCTGCACCTGCTCCTGTTCCTGGATAAGTTTCACTAATACCACAAGTCAAACTAGTTCCACTTCTAAATTCTCCAACTGCTACAATACACTTGTTTTTCATATTTTCTAATATTGCAGATGTTGCTGAAGTAATATTTGGAATATACCAAGAAACTGTAGTTTCAAATTTAGTAACACCATTTTCTTTAGTGGAAGTTGTTCCCCAAGTTGCTGTATTTGGTTTTAACTGAAACATTGCCCAAGTCCCATAAGTAAGTGCTGTATACTCGTGAGTTCCTGCTGCTCCTTCTGTTACCGCAGTTAAGTTTTCAATATCTGTTACAAAAATATTATTTAATCCTCCTACTTCTACTAATGCTGCACAATCTAATGCTATACCTGTATCTATTGCCATTTTATTTTATTTTTTTAAGGTTAAAGTTGTGGGGGTTTTGACGCCCCCACTTCTATTAATTGATTATACTAGCATTCCTCCATTTACTAAAGAGTTCCAACCGAATTGGAAGCCCATAGTAAAGTAAGCTCTAATTTTCATATCTTCTGCTGACTCGTCATAGAACATTTTGAAGTTGTTCTCAGGAGCAGTAACATCTGAACCTATAAATAAGTTAGATTTAGCTGCATAAATACAACCTTGAGTACTCTGATTAGCTCCTGTAGTAGTAAATAATGCAGGTGGTGCTGCTGCTAATGCAGTAAATGAAGTATCCCACTCATACATTGGAACAACCTCTACACCTCTGAATCTTAATGTTGTATAATTAGCTCCTGATTGAGCTTCTGAGTGTCCGTAATCAACTGCTCCTACTGAAGGGGAAAGTGCTGTTAAAGCACCAAAGTAAGCATTGTATATATTTGGAGTTACAAACATTTTCTTTTCTCCTGCAGGAGTTTGTTGTAATTCTGCAGGTGCTCCATCAAATACACTTCTTAATAATAATTCTGCATCTGCAGGTGTTATAGTCGCTCCTACTGCTACAAGATTAGCTGCTGCTGTAGTTGCTGCTGTAAATTCTCTTAATCCTGTTGCACCACCAATCGCAGTAGCTACAGATAATAATTTCCATAGACCATCTCCCATTGAACCATAAGAACAGTTAGCGTTAGCCCCTACTAAAGCAGAATCTCCTGCCCACATATTTCTAATTGTATCGTGTTGGATACCTTGCTGTGTTCTTTTCCCAATAATTTGTGCTAATTGAGTTCCGTTTAAGTCAGGCATATTGATACCTGCATTATAAGACTCTCTAATTACTTCTGCTTTGAACTCATCCCAACATTGAGTTTGTTTAACTGAAACATTTTTTACTTCAAGAACTTTTTGAGTAATATCAAAATCGTTCAAGTTTGCCCCTGTACAAAGGTTTGCTCCACATCCATCATTAATTGCTGTGATGTCTGTTAATTTGTTTGCCATCATAATGTTCTGCTTGTACTTTACATTCGGATAAAGAGTGTAATTTCTCATAATTTCATCTGAACGGAACATTGGCTCTAAAAGGATTCCTGCTGCGTAACCACCTACATAAGTACCCCCTAAACCATTATCTGCTAAATTTGCCATTTTTTCTTATTTTTTAAATTAATTATTTTATCATTCCGACTAAGTTGTCGAAGAATGATGCGTTAATGTCTACAACTTTATTTTCTACTACACTAGGGTCTCCGTCTGTAGACACATCCGTACCTTTTGCATCTGCCTTACTTAATAAAGCATTCATTCTTTCTACTTCTGCAATTAGAGTTTCTTTTTCTCCCTCTAATTCTCCAATAGAATTGTTAAGTTTTGATATAGTCCCGTCTAAATCAGAAAATTTATTCATAATTTCTTCATTGTCAGCAAGCTTTACCTCAACATTAACAGACTCAACAGTTTCAACATCTTTACTATCTTTTACCTTAGCAATGATTTCCTCAACCTTTGAGTTAAACCAATTTTTTAATTCTTCCGTCATTTTGATTTCTCTTTTTTTTGTTAAACTTAAAATTTGTTCCACCTTTTTATTTGTGATGTTCTTATATTTTGAAACATCATACTTCGCAGCGACTTTAATAGGCTCGGAGATGGAGTCCACGAACCCTAACGCTACTGCTTCTTCTGCTGTTAGCCAAGTTTCTTCATCCATCATTTCTACAATTTCGTTGTAGGGGATTTTTGTTTTCTTAACGTAAACTTCAGCAATTTCATTTGTAATTTTATCAAGAATTTCAGCTTGTTTTCTCATATCTTTAGCTTCCCCCTGAGTTCCTCCCCAAGCGTTATGAATCATAAGTAAAGAGTTTTCACTCATTATAACCTCATCTGCCGCTAAAGCAATAACAGAAGCAATACTTGCTGCTATTCCTTCAATATAAACTGTTGTCTTGGATGTTCTTCTTTGAATGATAGAATAAATAGCCATACCTTCAAAAACTTCTCCTCCTAGACTATTAATGTGTATGTTTAATTCTCTATCTTCGTATTGTTTAATTTCGTCAATAAAGCTTTGAGCTGTTATCCCGAAAGTACCTATATCGTTGAATAAATAAACATCTGAAACTTCAGATGACTTATTTTTAATCTTATACCATTCTTTTTGCATTTTGCAAATATAAGAATAGATAAAAAAAGATTTATGAAGTTTTAGGAAATAGTTTTAATAGATGTTTAGTAACTAATGTTATAATGAGGAGATTGTTTTCCCCTCTCTTTATAAACTATTGTTTGTGCTTGCCTTTCTGTTATCTCATACTTTATAGATATATCCATAAACGTATGAGTTCTGTTACCTTCATTAGAGACTAAAAGACTATCAAAATCTTTTACTATCATATAATTCCTAACTTTCTTTGGCGGAATGAGACCTCTTTCTAATAAATGTAATATGGTATCTTTTATTGTTGCGTTATCGGGTATTCTTAATGTAACCTCCTTTTCCATTAGTTCTAAATACTCATATACCACTTCTATTTTATTCTGTCTTTCTGCCATTTATTCTTTTTCCCAATGCTGCTTTACTTTATACCAAAAATTATATACGGCATTACGACAACCTTGACAAGATGGACTTTGTTTATGTTGAGGTATATATTTAGACCAATATGAAAAAAGACTTCTTAGGTCTTGATTACTAAGTTCTTTAAGGGATTCATTAGAAAGTAATATTTTTTTAATATCCACTCTATCTTTTTCTATAACTCTTTCTGCTGTTACATCTATAAGTTTCATTGTATAATCTTTTTTTATAACCCTTTCTGTTCCCATTTATCTATTGGACATTTACCAAACCATTCTTTTGTTAAACTAGCCTTAGCGTCTAAAAAGCAAGAGCATTTCCCACACCTTGAACCTTTTGTTATTATTGGTTTCTTTAGCATTATGAAGTTCCTGTAGAACTCACACTTCTTGCATATTGATATGCGAGCTTCTTTTATTTTTTTATCTACAAACATTTAGGGCAAATATATAAAATATTTTTTAAAAACTTGCATTAGACTGAATTGCTTTTACTTTACTCTGAGAATTAGTTATATCTGACTCTACCACAACTACTCTTCCTGAAGATTGAGAGCCTCCTAATGATAAAGAATTAAACCTAGCAGATGTAAATGATGAACTACTCATTATTCCACCATCAGCAAACTTAACCCCTCCTCCTGCTGAGTTCATAGCGGATAGTTGAGGTCTAAACATTGCAGTACTTCTTTTATTTATAACAGCCTCCCCTCCTTCTAGTTCAACCACTCTACCTCCTACTGCAAACTTCTCCCCTCCTTGTGCGTGTGATTTCCCTTGAACCATACCTCCATTAGCATACTCCTCTACCATTCCTCCTTTAGCAAATTCTTGTGATTCAATAACAGCAATTTGGGCAGCAGTTGAAGCTATTATAAGAGGTATTACAAATGGAGCAGTATAAGGAGAAACCCAAGCTGCAGTTATTGCTAGTGCAGCATTTACTGCCGCCTGAGCTATAGCTATATTTTTTTCTTTTCTAGCAAACTCTTTTTGTAATGCTAACTCCTCATTTTGAGTTTCAGTTTCAAGAATCATTTTCTTTCCATCATAATCAGCCTGACTAATTAACTTTCTATCTAGCTGCCTATCTAATTCGGTCATTTCGTGATTAAAACCATTCTGAATATCTTCTTCTCTTCTGCTTTTTTCTTGTGCCATTTGGTTGGAAAGTATAGAGAAAGTCATATTTGAAAGCTCTTGAGCTAAATCAACAGCAAATTTCTGAGCCTCCTCTTTTCTTTCTTTACCATTATCATCTAAATCCTCATCTACCTTTTCTATTTGTTCTAGTATTTTCTTTACTTCTTTACTGTAATTTTTATATAACTCTAATTTCTTTTTTAACGCTTCTCTTTTAGCTTCAAGAGATTTTTTCTCCATAACTAAAGTTCCTTGTGTACTCGCTCTTCCTTCTTCGTCTATCCTTCTTAAAGCATCTCTAAGGTCTTTATCTAATGCTCTTTTCTTTTTATTTAAAACAGCCTTGTCAGCTTTTTCAATAGATTTTAGATATTTTAAATGTGCAGCAGCTTTTCTTTTGTCTCCAACAGCAAATAATTCAAATTCCGCTTTTAGTAAGTCTCTTGTCATATTTAATATAGCAATATTCCTATCTTCCTCATCTTCTATAAAAGTTGAATTTATTGTATCAGTTGTTCTTTTACTAACTGAAATTTTATATAGATTTAATTCTTCAGCAAAATCTGTTACCTTAGTCTTTTTCTCTTTAACACATCTTTTTAATAAATCATCCCACTCATATCCTGTTCCACATTCTATAGGTTTAGTAATATCATCTATAATTCCACCATAACTTATCCAAAGGTCTCTAGCTGCAGCAATATAGTCAGGAGCTTCAGCCATTTCCTTATTCATTTCTTCTTGCTCATTTTTTAATAGCTTTATCTTTCTGCTTAATTTTGCTGCAGGTATAGCCATTTGAAACATAGCCTCCCCTCTTTCTACCGCATCCTTAATAAAATCATCACTATTAGGGTCGCTTAGAGCATTAAATTTAGCTATTTCCTCCTTCTGTTTTGTTTCTAATTTAGATATTTCTAAGGCTTTAAGTTTTAGTTGATATTGATTTGCCATATCTTTAGCTATAGCATCATTCATAACCTCTTCAGCAGCTTGTAATCTTATCTTATCTTCAAACACAGCATTAAGTTCTCTTTGAGCTTGTGAATTCTTAAGTTTACTGAAATATAATTCTTCTCCATTATCAATAGCTTCTAATTCATATCCTAATTGCTCTCCGTAAAGTCTATTTGCTTTTTTAACTAGCGAAACTGCAGTTTTCGTTGCTGTGTTATTATTTCTAATAGCATTAAATAAATCATTCATTGCTTTTTGGTCTTTCCTAAGCTTATCAGATAACCTTACTTCAGCCACTTCTGTCATTGACCCTGCTAATGTAGTCATCCATTCTGCCAACTTATTTACAGCGGGAGCAACTCTTTCTGATAAAGATAAATATAAACCTTCTAAAGCTGATTGAAACTTTTTAAATGCACCTTTAGATGTTTCTTCCATTATAGCACTCATTTCCCTACCTGCTCCTTCTGCATTGTTTAGTGCTGTAGTATATTTTTCTATTTCCTCTACATTCTTAATCATAGACTCCATAGCAATTACTTGTCTTTTATCAACAAGACTTTGCATCTCTAACTGACCGATTTGAGATTTTTTAAGTATTTTAAGAGCCTCAATCATATCCTCAGTACTACTTACCGTAAATCCTATTCTCTTTGCTAGAGCCTCTGTAGGGTTAGACATTTTTAAGAATATATTCCTTAAAGACGTACCTGCAATAGAAGCTTCAATACCTGTATCTGCTAAAGCACCCATAACCGCAGCAGTTCCCTCAATATCAACTCCAATACTTGCTGCAATAGCAGAAACCTTAGTCATAGATGTTTGCCATTTTTCAATATCTAAAGCTGAACTAGTAAATGATACAGCCATAACATCAACTACTCTTCCTGCTTCGCTTGCATCAAGACCAAAACCTCTTACTGCTGAACCTGCAACTGTTGCTGCTCTAGCTAAATCACTTCCTGTAGCCATTGATAAATCTAATGTAGCTGCCTGAACCTTAAGTATTTCATCAGCACTAAATCCTAACTTAGAAAAATTAACCTGTAATTCAGCTACTTGTTTTGCTGTAAAGAATGTTGTACGACCCAATTCCTTAGCACTTTCAGTAAGCTTCATAAATTCATCATTTGTAGCTCCTGATATTGCTCTTACTTTAGCCATTGAGAACTCAAACTCAGTAAAAGTTTTAAATGCAGTAACAAAAACACGACTAAGAACCCTAACGATTGAAATTACTGCCGTTATAGTTGCGGCTGTTTTAAGCATACTTGAACCCATAGACCTACCTGCCTTTGTAGATTTTTTCTGAGCAGATGTTTGAGCAATTAATGCTTTTCTATTTTCTCTTACCTTTACAGTAGCCTTATCAATAGCTCTTTCTTTATCTTTCCATTCTGCCTCTGATTCTTTATTTACCTTAGTAACTTTCTTTTGTTCGTCTTTAAGGTCTTTTAATGCTTTCTTTAATTTAAGAAGGTCATTAACAC